CGGGCCGCATCGGTCTGACCACATGCACCTTCGGTGTAATGCCAAACAAATGCTGCTTGCATCTCAGTCAAACCAAACTCTTCATCCTTCTCAAATTGTTTGGGTGTTGTTACTATTTTGTCTTTTGGTTTCTTGGGTCGGCCTGCCATATTTACTCCTCTACAAATGCCATGTATTTATCGTCATCTATTCTCAGTATCGCAATGATATGTTCACCCTTGAGCTTGCGCTCAACTCCGGTGAAAGATTTGGCCTTGATGATGGACGTGCGGATCTCAATATCCTCATCATCCAGAACCAATTTAATTTGTTGTAAGTTCATATCTTTTTCCAAACAGGGTACAGAGTGCAGTGTATAGCATCTCAACACTTCCTATTCTGTTCTCCGTATAAACCCCTTATATTGCGTTTATAACCATGTAATTAATATTATTCTTTATAAGTATATACCTAACACTACCTATAGTAATAAACAGCGTAGGTAAAGCAAAGTTCGACAGGGTGGCATTTTCTTTACTATGCACTGCACCATACCCTTTTATAACCAAACTTATACCACATCATAACTCAGCCTTATAATCATCATCAACCTGGCCATCATCATCCAGTGCGGCATTACCCTTTTTTTCTTTAGCTAACCCTGGCTTTTTCTTACGTCTATCGCCGAAGATCCTGTCAAAGTTATCCCTAAACTCTTGCGAGTAAACTCCAGGTCTTGGTCGATCGCCCTTGCCTGCCATTAGAATAATTCCTGTAATTTATCACAAGCAAATTCATAATAATTAGAATCTATTTCAACTCCCACAGAATTTAATCCCATGTCTTGTGCTACTAAACATGTAGTCCCTGTGCCCATAAATGGATCAAACACCACTCCTTGTTTGCAACCGCTAACCTTAATACATTTTTCTACTAAACTTTTGGGAAAAATTGCAGGATGTTTACCTTTCATAAACTGTTTGTTAATCGAACCGTGTCCAATTGTTTCGTAAGGTATATGCCAAGAATTAACAGTAGGTCGCCAAGTTTTACCAAAACGCTTTGCATTTTCTTCTGCCCATTGTGGGTGATAGCTAACACCACTTTGCTTTTGTGATATTTCTGTTTCACCCTTTTTTGTTAAATGAAAAACATACTCCCAACCGTTGCATATATATTTTTTACTTTGCGATGTAGTTCCCTGTCCCCTTACATATCCATCTATTTCAATTCTCTTGTTCCAAATAAAAGTGTTTTGTATTTTCCAGTCTAGTTGTGATACAAGCTCATAACACCAAAGCGGATTTTTTCTTGATGGTTGTATATTTAAAAAAACATGTCCGTTATCTTTCATTTTATTAAACATAAAATTCCAAAAAGATATTTGCCACTCCATATAATCAATTTTTCTATCTTGATACAAACCATACTCTCTGCCAATATTGTAGGGCGGACTGCTAACAACAATATCTATAGATTTGTCTACCAAACTCTTTACCACCGCATCGCAGTCAGCACAATACAGCGTGGCATTACCTATTTTTTTAATTTGTTTAATCAAAACTTATCTCCAAATGTAATGCCGCTATCATCAATCGCCTTGTAGTCCATATCATACACCTTCTTGCCATTGGAACGGCGCGGCTCGATGCCTCTCTCGTGTAGGACACGAGCTGCCTCTTTGAAGTCTGGCATCCTGGGCGCCTTAATGCCCAGATCTCTGAGCAGCTTAGTCATCTGCACTGGCTTGATGTTCTCCGACTCAAAGTCCACATGTTCCAGGAGTAGATCCTCCACGCTGCTCTGGGTGCGGTAGATCTCATTGCTTTCATTCAAGAGCTCACGCTCATCCGGTGATAGAAACCAATTCTTTTGGCCCTGCACATACATCGTCTCTTTAACTTGGGCCCAGAGCTGTTGCATGTCTACGCCATGATTAACGTCTATGTCTTTCACCGCGAGTACCCAGAATCTTCGATTCCCGGACGTGTCCGTCAAAAACTCGCGTGCGTTGACACTGGCGTAGAAAGCCGTACGTCTTTGATAGGTCGTGAAAGCTCTGTCGTATGGCAATCTAAGTTCATCCGTCTTCGCCGTGACAAACGCTTTCAGCTGATCGATGTCACTCTTCTTGAACGTGGACTCTATCTCTCCGAGCTCAACGATCCAATGACTCACCGCCCGCTTTACGCTGTCCTTATCAGAGGGATTAAGTGTTGCCCCTTCTAACAGCCAACCACGGTCGTAATCGCACAGTCGCTTGAACCACAGCGTCTTACCCAGGCCTTGTGCACCCTGCAAAACGAGTATGCCTTCGAGCTCAACGCCATTGACTTCGTAAGCAGCGGCCACACAACTTATCAGCCACTTCTTCATTAGCATCTCTTTTAACTGGTTTGAGTCATGAGTAACCAATGAATCAAGAAATGCCTGGAGCCTGTCTCTGCCATCCCAGGGCGCAGAATTGATCCACTCCTTCACTGGATTGTATTCTTTGGCCAAGATCTTCAAATAGTCTCGCACCTTGGTATGTGGGATCCCCATGTTAATGCACCGATCTTCGATCTCTATGAGGCTAGCCTCCTCTTTCATGTCAGCGATAAAGTTCATGTTGGGTATCTCTATCTCCATGCGCTTTTTGATTACGTTGTAGCGCACCTCTATCTCATGCGTCTTCATTACCCCATTGATGTTGTCTTTAGTGTTAAGAAACCGTCCAGCCGCAGATCTCTGGAAGTCGTACTCAGTCGGTAGGTCCAATTTTTGCATCGCGGGTATGACTTCGCCTTCAACGGATTCGATCTCTTCGAGCTCGTTCTTGTGGTCGTTGTAATCGCCTTTAGTCTCTGGCATTAAGACCTCTGCCTGCCCTTTGTTCTTGCGCACATACTGGCAGGCTTTAGTTGCCTCCTTTTCTCCGGTTTTACTATCATCGTTGTCGGCGATGAACACATGCTTGCGATCAGCGAAAAACTCGAACATCGTCTCTGCGACCGGCGTAAGATTGTAAGCATCAAATGCCACGATCACTGGCTGTGAGAAGTCAGCGTAGACCGATGCAGCTGTGGCATAACCTTCTGCGTAATTAAGTATGTCTGAACTTTTTAAGATCTCCGATCCAAGTATAAAAAAGCTACCGCTTTTTTTGGAACCAGTAAGAAAACGTTTGCCGCCATGTTCATCGATGTATTGGATCCCGACAATCGTCATCTGCTTGTCATACAGCGGAATCATAAGGTTGCCATGTTCGTCTGCTCTAAGGCCATAGGAGAGGACTTTCTTTCTCTCCAGATAAGAGTGTTTCTCACAAGGTTTGGCCTTCTCCCAGAGGCTCTGAGCACGCTTGGCGGACTTAGAATACTTCTCCTGTTGTTTGACCTCAGCCTGCTTTTGTAAGGCTGCTATCTCTGCTTTTTGTTCTTTGGTTATTCTGCGCTTTTGTTGATTCTCCGATTTCCAGACAGCCGTGGGTTGGTCAGCCGAGATACGATAGTCACCCAATCGTCCAAATGGAATCGATTGATCGATCCACAGCTGATACCAACCCACCAACTTTCTTTGACCACCGACATTTATGTAGGCCCGACCAATAGACCCATCGGTAATCAAACCCTTTTTTGGGTCCGGTTCCAAACCATGTTCTGCCAGGAATTGACTGAACTGGTATTGGTGATCTGTAGTGAATGGAGTGTTAAAATTTTTTGGTTTGCTTGGTCTGGTTATTTTGAGAGTCACATTTATTTCCTGGTTGGTCTTGCTTTAATTATTAAAGTGTATACAATCCTATATTAATTTATGATAATAAGCAAACAACATTTTAGGAGATCATTATGAGTTTGACAATAAGTACGGAAGGGGGCGGAGAAGACTTCGCTAAATTACAACCAGGTATCTATGAAGGGACCTGTTTCAGAATCGTAGATCTTGGAACAAGAGAAAAAGAGTTCAAGGGCCAAGTCAGTAAGAAAAAAGAAATACGCTTGGACTTTGAAATAACCAAGGCCGTAGATCCAGATAACAATGAAATTGTGATGCAGGATGACAGGCCTTTCGGTGTGAGCAAAACTTACACCGCATCTTTATATGAGGCAGCAAACCTTAGAAAAGATCTGGAGAACTGGAGAGACAAGACTTTCACCGAGGAAGAACTTGCAGGTTTTGATGTAGGTGTTCTGGTCGGCATGACTGCCAGAATAGGTGTAGGACATACCGCACCAAACCCGGAGAGAGGTTTTGCTGGCGGCAATGCCAAGATCCTCAAACTATCAAGACCAGACGGTGGCGTGCAAAAAGTTGCCACAGTCAATCCGCAAGTAACTTTTGACCTTAGCGTTTACTGCGATGAGTTTAATGGCAACAGCAACGATGCAACCAAAGCCATGTGTGATATTTTTGATGCCTTACCAGACTTCGTGCAAAAGGACATAGAAAATAGTTTTGAATATCTAGCAGCGGTTGAAGATGGTGACAGAGAAGAACCGCAAAAAGCATCCGAGCCTGGCCTAGCAGATTTAGCTAAACCAGATGAAGATGCGAGTGACGATATTTCTGACAGAATACCGTTTTAGTTTGACGCCGTAAGTGGTTGGAATTTTCTCCATAGATTCTCACAACAACCACTTACATTGCAGGGCAGAGGTTATTGGTTTGACCTTTACATGTGTCTTTGAAGTGCAGACATTGCCAAGAGCACTTCACTTTTAACCAGGAGCCAACATGGACAA